ATTTCGTCTCGTTCATGAATCAAATATGAGTAAACTTTGTCCAGATGAGGAAACCGCAATAGAAACTGTTCGGTGGTACAAAGATAACGTAAAAAAAACTGGCTATGACACGCCAGCATACCGCCTCAGTGATGACGGTGTTAATTGGGTTGTGTATAACGAAAGCACTGGTAAAATTCTTAAATCTATTAAATATAAACCTGTCACTGAATCACTTAAAAAACTTATTTCTCAGACTTAAATATTTGTTTAGCAAATTTTTCTTTATCTCCATCTTTCCATATATATTCAACAACTAAGTTTCTATTGTCTATATATATTTTTTCATGCCAATTTACAATACTACCTTTAATTTCTACCAATACACTATCGTCTACATAACTATATTTCTTATGAGTTGTCCCTGAAGTAATATAGTTATCATTAAAAATTATTTTTTCTTCATTCTTATAAAAAGTTGAGTTTATTTTCTTCAAAAACTCGTCTCCATTTTGTTTAATACTAATATCTATTCCACTGTATTCAGCTAACTTTCGTTTATACCAAGGGATTTGGGTAAATTTTAAAAATTCACCGAAACCATCGTTTTTAAGCAAATTCCAATTACCAAGCAATCTTTCCATCTCTATAATTTTTATAAACATATTTTTCTTATATAAAAATATACTTTTACTATAAGTATATGTTTCCAAAAGTTAAAATGACTGACTTAGCAAGACCAAAAAATAACAAAAAAACTATTAGATTAGTTGATGACAAATCTTATAAAAAACCTAAACGTACAAAGACAAGTCGTTCTCAAAGTAAAGAAGCTATACGTAATAAATTAAAAGGTTATATCGAATGCGATGTTTCAAAAATACCAATATACACACACTGTAGATATATCACCTGGGATAAAAAAAATAATAGACCTAAATTTTGTTTAGGTGGTATGCTTACTCTTAAAAGAGATAAATATGTTATTTTAAAAAGTGGATCACTTACTTGGTCTGTTTCAAGATGTTGTGAAGACGATCAAGGTAATAGTATTTTCACTTCAAGATTTTTTAAGAAACGTGATAAGAATGATGATATGTCTAAAGAATTAGATAAACGTGAACGTCTTATACAAAAATTATATAAATTACTAAAAGAAAAATAAATTTGATAAATCTATTTTTATCATTTTATACATAAATTAAAAATGTTCCATCCCTATAGTATCGAAGAAAATCCAGCTGCGATACCTACTATTATTAAATATATTAATAATTTGTGTAGTTCAGAAATTACTAATATGATTAACAACATATCTAAAGATTATTGTATTGATATCAAGGAACTCCATGATATATCTAAAAAATCACATACTAAAATTCACTTAGCAGGTAATATTCATTATCCACCACCTCAAGATATTAGATGTCAAGCAAGGATTAGAGGAAAGGGTTATGGTCATTCCCAATGTAAGAGAAAAAGTGTTAAAAATGGATTGTGTATCAGACATTCCAAACAATATGATTGCTGTATTGAACATAACTGTAAAAGAGGAATTGATGGATTAGGAGCTTGTTCTGGACACAAAGGATTAAGACTCGGTTTAATTAATAAACCAATTCCAACTACAAATGATGATGGAGAAATTGTTGTAAAATGGAAACGTGAACTCAAATATAAAAAGAGAAAAAATACTAAAATTAAGAAAGTAAAATTTACTATCCGAAAGAAATCTAAATCAAATGATAAACCGACTGATACTAATAAAGTTAAACATTTTACAGATACATATTTAGCAAATGAAATTAATACACTTATGAGAAATATGGATCTTAATGATAGTAGTGTCACTACATCTACAATTATCAAAAGATTACAACTATTACTACAGACAGATCTATCAGATAAAACTAAATTTCTTGAAAATTGTATATACAATACTTTTGATAAAATTACCGAAGAAGAATTGGAAGAGGAAGATGAAATGTTTAAAAAACCAGTGCTTAATGATGACCTTAATGAATTAACATGGGATGGAAAAAAATATTATCTTCATAAAGAATCAAATGAAATTTTTACAAAAAATAAAAAATTAGTAGGACATTGGCTTAATACAGATGAACCCACATTCTATTAGGGTTTAAAAATAAATAGCGAAGCTATAATATTAATATTTTTTATGTGTTCTGTTGAAAATTTAGTCAAAATTTCATCTATAGTTCAAGATATAGATAATAAACTTAATTATCAAAAAGAAATACTTTGCCTCAAAAATGGATTTTATATAGGAGATGTTTATGTATGGGATAATGGTAGTTGGTATTATGGTGGTGAAAAAAATAGATATGCTCACGGATATGGAATATTTTATGATGTTGTTTCTAAAAATATTTTTTCTAAATACGTTGGACAATTCAAAAATGGTAAATTTCACGGAATCGGAACAATAAAAAATTGTGATGGTGAATATTATTCAGGATGTTGGCAAAACGGATATAGACACGGTATGGGGAATACTTATTTTTTAAATGGTAATATTGAAGTGGGTAATTATATGTATAATTCCCCTGATGGATGGTTTAAAACTATCTATTCAAAATCTAAAAGAAATGTTAGAGGTTATACTTGTTTGTATAATATGGGAAATATATTGGAATATGGTGAATTATTATAAATATTTAAAGTATTCTAAATAATAGTTATTATATAAAAAAATGACTCATTGGACTATTCCCGTAATTCTTGGTTCTGTTAAAGATAAATCTCATAGCGATGTTATCGTTTCATTCTTTAACAAATTTAATCGTATATACCATACTGATATCACTGTAAATGTAAGAGCTTGTTCAGCTCATAAAAATAGTGCTCATCTTAGAAAGATTATCAGCGCATATGAAAATTACGTTCCTTGCTTTGTAACTATCGCAGGTAAATCAAATGCCCTTAGTGCTGTTGTGGATGCTATGACTAGTAAACCAGTTATTTCTTGTCCACCAATTAGCACTCGTAGCAATAATATTCATGATATTTTTTCATCTCTTTCTCTTCCATCAGGTGTAGCTCCTCTCACTGTTCTCAACTATGAAAATTGCTGCTTAGCAGTTGTTAAAATGATTGGTTTGCTTGATCCAGATGTTAATCGTGGTATGACACATTATCAAACCTCTCTACGTGATAAAATTCGAATTGAAGATTTGAAGACTGTTGCTTTGTATTCTAAAGAGAGTATGGATAATTCAACAGACAGAAAAGATGAAGATGAACTTTACAGTGATTTGAAACTTATAAGAAAGGGTAAGGTTCGTGATATTTACAGCGCTCCATCTCTTGATGATAGTGGAAGAAATATTCTTGTAATGAGAGCTACAAATCGTCTAAGTTCATTTGATAGATATATTTGTAGTGTTCCATACAAGGGTGAAATGCTAAATAGAATATCTATTTGGTGGTTTAACCAAACTCGCGATATCATACCAAATCATTTTATCCAATATCATGGTAGAGATGGTATGGTTGTTCATAAATGTGAACCAATTATGGTTGAGTTTGTTGTTCGTTCATACATGACTGGAAGTACCAATACATCTATTTGGAAGAATTATGAACGTGGTATGCGAGAGTATTGTGGACATACGATTCGAGATGGATATAAGCGTAATGAACCACTTGATAAAGTAATTGTTACACCAACTACTAAAGGAGAAACAGATGAACTTATTGATGCCAAGGGTATCGTAGATAGTGGTTTAATGACTCAAGAAGAATGGGAATACTGTGAACAAACTGCCTTAAAATTATTTGAGATGGGACAAAAGATCGCTGATCATTTTGGAATGATTTTGGTAGATACTAAATATGAATTTGGTAAGGCACCTGATGGTTCTATCATGTTGATTGATGAAGTACATACTCCAGATTCAAGTAGATATTGGGTCAAACATTCATATTTAGAACGTATGAGTGCGGGTGAAGAACCGGAGAATATTGATAAAGATATTATTCGAAAATGGGCAAAGAAGGAGTATGATGATCCATATTCTATGGAAGGTGGTAGTTTTGATGTCCCAGATGAACTCGTTGACCTTGTAAGTTTGAGATATATTCAACTTTATAAAATTATCACTGATAAAGCTCTTTAGTTATTTATTGTAAATTATAATATAAATCTGAATAAATTCATATAGTACATTGGCATATCCTAAAATTAAAGGCCCATACAATTGATGATAACAATTTAATAAAAAGTGCAGAAAGTCTCATACATAAAATTAACAAATTAGAACAACATCTTAGAAAGTAAAAAAAATTATCTAATATTTTGTTCAAGTAAAATAATATAATATAATATATATATATATGATTATTCACCCAATTACAGGGGATCGTTTTAATTTATATAGTTCTAGAGGTCGTAATTTATTAAAATATTATATCAGCCATTATAAACACGGTGGGACTAAACGAGCTCGTGAAGAAGAGGAAGATGATACTTGTATTATATGTTTTTCTGAGTTAAGTGTACCTTGTGATATAGGATGTCTTGATGACGAAACAGTACCAGACATTTCAGTTATATTAGACTGCGGACACAAACTTCACTATTGTTGTTTTAAGAAATATTTTATAACAGTTCAAGACACAACTGGGCGTTATGGTTCACAACCATCCTATTGGCATGGCATTGACCTGGCTACACCTACATGTCCCTTGTGTAGAAGTCTAATAACTAGCGTAGAATCTACATCTACTAAAAAATTAAGAAAAACTCCTACTGACTATTCATCTCCAAATCTATTAATTGGCGACGAATTCAAAGAGGGAAATAGAAGGGCACAAACTGTATTTATATATAAAGATAGAGATAATTGGGAGAGTGGTACCTCAATATTAACAGAAAGATATAAAAAAGTAATTCAAAAAATGTTAAATATACAAGGTAATAAATTTCTACAAACAGACAGTCTATTAGATGTTGGTGAAGGGGGTGGTATACCATTTGAAATAAAAAAGATTTATGATAAAGAAAGACCTATGCTAATTGATAGATTAGGTAAAATATTAGTTAAGAATAACGGAACAAGTGAATTGTATAATAATTTTTTGTTAGAAATATTTTTTTATAGTGATTGGAATTATGACCGAGTTATAACTAACATAGAAGATTTCACTACAAATGACACGATTCATTCACTTATTTATTTAGATGAGTTTGAACAATTTTATGATGCAAAAGAAAGTGCGATTCCTTTATTTAGATATTTAGTAAACATATTTAATTGGAGTCCCACAACATTTGATAGATTTTCACTCATCGGTTCAATAATTTTAATATCAATATTAACCGATTATTGTAATATATCAATTGTAAAAAAATTAATAGATGTGTCTGACAAAATTGATGGTTGTTTTGAAAAAATATTTATAAAAAATAGTTTTGCTAGATTACCACCAGTAAATAATAATATTTTTCCTGGAATAACTTCAATTGATGATTTTTTACAAGGATGGAGGGGTGCGAGGGAGCGTTTCCGCACCAGAGAAACTCCAAATAATATAAGAGAAACAGAAATTGTAGATTTATTGATGCGCTCTTATAGTAAAAAAACCGAGCATGTTTTGCGCGATGATGATTCGTATTATTTTGATTTAACAAATC